ATGACCGTCTGCATCTCCCGCATCCGCCTGAAGGGTCCTCATCCCTCCAGCATCTTCGGCTCAGCCCCTGCCTACATCAAGGCCGGGGAGGGCAACTATTTCAAACTCGTGGACTGCCGCACCTACGAACGCTGCAGCCTGATGGAATTTGTAAGGATGACCCGATGACCAAACAAACCCCCGAAATCTATGGTGCACTTCCGAAGGACCTGGGTGTCCACGAGTTCGGCAACGGCGAGATGATGTTCTGGCTGTACTGCCCGGTGAAGATGCCGTTGGATGTAGGCTTCAGGCTGCCGTCCAACCTCGCGCAGTTCGATAAGCTTCTGGACCTTGTGCGCAGGGATGTCAGCCGTGACTTCGGTATGCCACGGTGGGTTACCAGCTACGTCTACCTGACGGCCAAGACCCTCTACGTCTCGCCGCAGTCTCCCGGCAATCGCCTCGGCTGGCACAGTGACGGCTTCCTGACGGACGACCTGAACTACATCTGGGCCGACCGTAACCCGACGCTGTTCTTTGATGCTGGAACGTGTCGTATATGGAGCGCGACGCCCCTGTACTCAGTTCCTGCCGACCACAGCAAGGCTCTGGTAACTTTCGATATGCTCGCCACAAAGCTTGTGGCTGATGAGAAGATCGTCACGTACCCAGATCGCACCCTGCTGCGCCTGGACCAGACCGTCATCCACGCGGTCAACCCGAAGCCGACTTCCGGCATTCGCACGTTCCTCAAGGTCAGCGTCTCGGACAAGCCGTACGCCCTCAAGGGCAACAGCATCAATCATCTGCTCCCGCAGCACCCGCTGCCCACCGAGGCACGGCAGGCAGAGCGCAACCATCCCCAGGGCAACACGAAGGAAGCAGCATGACCCATATGCGATGCATCAACGCTACTGACGCTGACCACCACCTGACGGAGGGCAAGGTCTACCACGTCAGCCCGATCCCGAAGAACGACATGGGTCGCCCCCGCATCATGGTGCACTCCGACGACAATGGCCGTGTGTACCGCACTCGGGCCTACCGGTTCGCTGAGGTGACGGCATGATCACACGCAGCTTTCCCGTACCTGGCCGACCACGGCTGCGTATCTGCACGAAAGGACCCGATCACTGGTTCGTCGAGCGTGTAACTGACGTCGGTTGGGAACAAGTCCTTGAGGAGTATTTCGCCGGAGGGCTTGAGGGCTACCGGCTGCGCCCTGTGGTCCGCAATACCGAGAAGAAATGCGAGGATTGGATCGACGACCAGATGATGGCCTACGACGCCAAACTCGCAAAGGACGCAGCTATCAAGGCCCACATATCCAGACACCCACCCAGGGAGTACCCGGCATGAAATACCACCTGATCACCATCGCCATTATCGTGGCCATCGTCGTCATCCTCTGTCTGGCAATCATCTTCCAGAAGGCAGCACTGATCGTGGCAGCCGTCCTATTCGTCGGGGCCTTAGCGACCATCGTCTACGGGATGATCTACTCGATGGTTCGGCCCGATGACCTCTACTGCCAATACCGATAAGGAAACCATTTGACCGACTACGAACGGCAGATACAACTCGAAATCGAGATGGCTGGCCTCGGTACCGAACGATACCTAAGCCGCCTTCAGAAGAACCTCGATAACGATCGTGGCGCTCAGACCGACGCGGGTGGCATCCTCGTCAAACGTGCGATCCACCCGATGGCCCAGGCAATCACGGCTTTCGTCGAGGGCGTCTACTCAGGCAAGGCAGGGCCAAAGGCGATTGCTGCCAAGCTGGTCAAGGATATGGACCACGAAGCCGTGGCCTTCCTCGTGACCCGCACCATCCTCAACAAGCTGATGTCCCGCACTGGCGTAGGCTACACCGGCCTTGCCCGTATGGTGGCCGTGGCTATCGAGGATGAGGCCCGGTTCTCCACCTTCGAGAAACAGAACTCCAAGCAGTTCCGGATCATCGAAGACAACCTGAAGAAGGACGGTGCAACCGAGGCACACAAGCGTCTCGTCCTGGCCTACGCCATGGGCAAGTACGATGTGCCATGGGACCGGTGGGCTCACGTCGACAAGCTCCACCTCGGCTTCAAGATGATCGACCTCTTGGCTGAAAGTACGGGGCTGGTCGAGGTTGTGGCCGGTCACGAGAGCAGCGACAAGGATGCTCAGTACTCGCAGTACCAAGTGCAGATCACCGAGAAGACGGCCAAGTGGGTCGAGGCCTCGGTGTTCAAGCAGCAGCACATGCATCCCCTGGCAATGCCTATGGTGATCCAGCCGAAACCATGGGACAGCCTGAGGGGCGGCGGTTACTACTCCAATGCGCTCCGACCTCTACCTCTGGTGCGCAGGGCACGGAAGGAACACACCGACTTCCTCAAGAAGGCCGACCTGTCCCGTGTCTACCAAGGGCTCAACGCCATCCAGAACACGGCTTGGCAGATCAACCCCCAGGTCTTCTCAGTAATGGAAACCCTGGTCAGCTACGGTTCATCCGAGGCCGGTCTGGTGGCCATGGACGATATCGAGTTGCCACCCAAGCCGCACGATATCGAGACCAACGAGACAGCCCGTCGCATCTGGAAGTGGGCAGCGCGAGACGTCCACAACGAGAACTACAAGCTGCGGCAGGAACGGCTCAACCAGCAGAACCTCATGAAGCTGGTCGAGAAGTTCAAGGACGAGCCACGCATCTACTTCCCGCACAACCTCGACTTCAGGGGCAGGGCGTATCCGATCCCGGTACTGCTCAACCCTCAGGGGACCGACGTGGTCAAGGGTCTGCTACGGTTCTCCGAGGGCATGCCTTTGGGTGACGATGGTGAACGGTGGCTGGCCATCCACGGGGCGAACTGCTTTGGTGTCGACAAGGTTTCTTTCGATGCCAGGGTGAAGTGGGTCCAGAAACACCAGCACGAGATCATGTCCTGCGGCGATGACCCGCTGACATACAAGTGGTGGATGGAGGCCGACAGCCCTTGGTGCTTCCTCGCGTTCTGCATCGAGTGGAACCTGAAGTTCAAGGCGGAAGAGATCGGCGTCGAGTTCATCTCGCACATACCGGTTGCCTTGGACGGCTCATGCAACGGGCTGCAGCACTTCTCGGCCATGCTCCGTGATCCGATCGGGGGCAGGGCGGTGAACCTGACGGACAGCCTGGAGCCCCAGGACATCTACCAGCGTGTTGCTGACGTGGCCATGGAAAAGCTGCGTCTAATTGCTTGCGCTGATGCAATGGATGATCCAAACCAGAAGGAAGGGGCATCGACGCCACACGACAGGAAGCGATGGGCGGAAGGGTGGGTCCACTTTGGGCTGAACCGGAAGATCACCAAGCGTCCCGTCATGGTCCTGCCTTACGGCGGCACACCTCGGTCGTGTCTCCAGTACGTCCAGGAGGCGGTCAACGAGCGCATCAAGGGTGGGCAAGGGCACAACTTCGGTGACGAGTTGGGCAAGGCCACCGGATACCTCAGTGCCACCGTATGGGACAGCATTGGCGATGTCGTCGTTGCTGCTCGTCAGGCAATGGAGTGGCTGCAGGGTGTGTCGCGGACGATGTCCAAGGCGCAGCAGCCCCTGGTGTGGACGACACCTTCAGGCTTCGTGGCATATCAGGACATTAGGGAGATCAAGAAGCGGAGGCTTGAGACCAAGCTTCAAGGCCGGTTGATCAAGCTGAAGATCGGGGACGAGACCGACAAGATCAACGGTGCGAAGCAGGCCACGTCTGTCAGCCCGAATTTCGTCCACTCTCTCGACGCTGCCGCCATGTTCCGGACGCTGTGCCTTCTGGTCAACGCTGGTGTCACGTCGTTCGCCATGATCCACGATAGCTACGGCACACACGCCGGTCGGGCAACGTGGCTGGCCAACGCCTTACGATATGAGTTCGTGTCGATGTACGAGGGCGATACCCTCACCACCTTCCTCGACATGCTCGACACCGACGACCTCGATCTCGAACCGAGGCCACCCATGGGAACCCTGGATATCAAGGAGGTTCTACGAGCCCAGTACTTCTTTGCCTAAATGATTGCACTGGTGTGAATGATGCACCAGTGTACGTTACCACCCCCAATAGCTCTTTTCGATTTCCAAACGAGGTACATAAGATGACACCTAAGGTTACACTAAGGTTTGGTGCTGCTCACAATAGTCTTACCGTGGGCGACATGACGTTCGACCTGAACGGCATGACAAAGGATCAGCGATACCAAGCACGTCGCGATCTGATCGAAGGCCTCAAGTCTTCTCGGTACTTCAGCCGTGACGCCATGCAGCGCAACAAGGCCTTCCGCAAGCCGGTGGCCGCATGACTGTACTTGGAGCTGCTATCTACATCCTTCTGATAGGGCTCATCACAATCTCCCTCAACAGCAACAAGGACCCTCATGCCCCGGCTTAGGCTGAACAAGGACAAGATCAACATGGCTGCCCCTCGCGAAGTGGCTGCCTCGGTAATGATGACGCTCAATGGTCTGCAGGATTTCTCTCCTGAAATTCAGGTCATGGGCGCTGCGGCTGTCTTCCTCGAATTGAGCGAAGCATTAGGCATTCCTCCTCAGGAAGTCTTCACGGCCACCAAGAACCTCATCGCAGGACAAGACGGCAAACGCGCCGAGTTCACTGCAATCCAAGACTACATCCAGGGAGAATTGATTTGATCAGGGCAAACTTCAAGAAGGGCGACCGCGTTGTCTGCATCACCACCGGCAGCTTCCACCTCACCGTGGGCATGACGTACGAGGTTGTTGAGGACCAGAGGGGCGAGTGCGTCCGCGTCAAGAATAACAACGGTTGCGCCATCGGCCCATACGCATGGCGGTTTAAGCTGGCCGACAAGGCTGCCCCATTCAAGGCGGGCGACAAGGTTGTCCTCAAGGCTTCACATGCGGAATACGGCAACTCTCAGGGTATCACTGTCGGCAAGATCTACACTATCACCGACACGCAGCATCACTCGCACGACCCCGAACAGATCGTCTACTTCATTGGCGACCGTGGTCACAAGGTGAGCGCCTACGCCAAGCGCGTGGAACCGGCTTCACCGAAGTCCGACCCATACTCCATCGTGGCCGAACGTGAAAAGCGTAAGGCTGCCGAGGCTGAACGTAAGGCCAAGGGCAGGGCACGTCAGGAAGCTCTGGTCAAGGCTCAGATTGCCACGCTAATGAAGCCCACGGTGAAGCCGCTGCACTCGGTCATGGTATCCACCGACGATCTCTATGCTGCCGTCGCAGCCTGGATCAAGGAACACCACGGCATCGACCGCAAGGTCAAGACGGTAACCGGACGTCTCTCTGGTCAGACCGAGGTCGTCTTCGCATGAACCTACCAACCCCAATCGCCCACGCAATCATCCTCTGGAAGCGGGGGCTGCCTCTACCGGTAGACCTCTACGTCATGCTCCGCAACGAAGGCCACAACGTCGAGGCCCTTGAAGCGAAGTATCGCGCCTAATAGCTTACACCAACGCAACAATCACACAAAGGAATATACATGGCCAACGACAAGCAGAAGCGTCCGGAAGCAGTCAAGATCAACACGCCCCGTGCACCGGCAGTCTTCCCGAAGCTCGACTTCGCAAACCCTGACTATGGCACCGAAGCCTACCCGATAGAGGGTGGCGCGTTCTCCATTCAGGTCCGTCTCGTCAAGAGCGACCCGCAGGTTCAGGCGCTCCTGGCCAAGCTCGAAAAGGTAATGGAAACCTCGGAAGCAGAAGCCCTGGAGAAGTTCAAGGCTCTTCCGGTTGCTACCCGCAAGAAGCTGAAGCTGGAAGAGCCGAAGCGTATGGAGTTCTACACGGACCTGTACGACGAGGAAGAGAACGAGACCGGCGAAATCCTGCTCAAGTTCAAGATGAAGCACTCGGGCACCACGGCCAAGGGCAAGGACTGGAAGCGTTACCCTCAGTTGATCGACGCCAAGCTGCAGCCGATTAAGAAGGGCACCGCGATCTGGGGCGGCTCGACCGTACGTGTCTCCGGTGGCGCTCTGCCGTACTGGGTTGCCGGTCAGGCTGCCTACGGTGTGTCGCTGCAGCTCGAAGGTGTTCAGGTGATCAAGCTGGTGTCCGCTGGTGGACGCTCGGCTGAAGACATGGGCTTCGAGGAAGAGGAAGGCTACGACGCCAGCGAAGGCTTCTCCGAGGAAGAGACGGAGACCAACGACGACACCGATGACAACGCTGGTGGCGAAGGTGCATCGGCAGGCTCGGACGACTTCTAAGCCTTGGTCAAGCGCGTATCCCCGGCACTGGCCGCGAAGCTCAAGGGCTTCCGGTCGGGGCTGGAAGACAAAGTGGCCGCTGAACTCAGCACGGGCGGTCACGCCTACGAATACGAGAAGTTGAAGATCGAGTACGTCAAGCCTGCACGTAAGGCCAAGTACACACCCGATTTCCATCTGCTCGATAACGGCATCATCGTCGAGACCAAAGGTCGTTTCCTCACGGAAGACCGGCAGAAGCACATCCTAATCAAGGATCAGCACCCGCACCTCGACATCCGGTTCGTCTTCTCAAACTCGAAGACACGCATCTCCAAGCAGTCAAAGACGACGTACGGCATGTGGTGTGAAAGCCACGGGTTCCAGTACGCCGACAAGTCCATCCCCAACATCTGGCTCCATGAAGCCCCGAAAGGCATCCAATGATCTCGAAGCTCGTAGCAATCGTTCTCCGTCGTCCGACCACCGAAGCCGCTCTGGTTTCCCTCTCGAAGACCCTGGCCAAGCTCGACGCCGTCACGGTTCACCACAGCGCCAAGGCCGACAAGCACACCCTCGCTGCTCAGCGTCACCGTGAACTGGAAGTATCGGCCATGAACGAAGCCGACCGCGCCAAGCGCATCGCTGACCGTATGGCTGCTCTGCTCGCATAAGTGAACGTCTGCCTGCTCTGGGTGGTGATCCTCGCGTTCGCCACCTGTTTCCCCATCGCAATTCTAAGGATGCCAGCTTGAGACCTATCTCGCTTACCGAACTGAAAGAACTTGCACGACAGCTTCCCCAGGCCAGCGAGGCGCGGGGTAACCGGTTCAGCGTCATGCGCCGATGTGAAATCCGTCCGTACGCCTACACCGACAAGATCGGGGCATACGACTACCATTGCTCCAAGGTCGACTTCGAATGCCACCACGGCAGCCTCGACGGTACCATGGTCTACTACTGGACCTTCCGCGACCTGATCGTTCGGGTCGACGTATGATCACCGGCAAGCAAGCGAAGCTTCTCATATGTGACGACTTTGAGGACGCCGAGTTCTTCGATGAAGTACAACCTGCTGAGATCACTGGCGATAGTCGGTGGTCCAAGTTCTACGAGGCTGTCTACAAGTATACCCGTGACGGTACCTTTTGGGAAATCTCGTGGTCTCGTGGCGCTACCGAGTACCAAGACCAGGGCGTCGAAGACGTCGAAGTCAAGCAGGTCTGGCCCCGCGAAGTGACGCGCACAATCTACGTTACCTCTCCCGAATAAACCCTTGGAAACTGAAAGCGATTTCGTACAGCACCAGCCTTGCGAGAAGTGCGGGTCGTCTGACGCTAACTCATTGTACAGCGACGGGCACCAGTACTGCTTCAACTGCAGGACACATGTACGAGGAAACGGAGAACGTTTGGAAGCGACTGAAGTGGAGCCAAAGCCGAAAGGGCTCCTCCCGATTGGTGAACCTGCAGACTGGTCCAGCCGTAAGATTGACTTAGAGAGTGCCGCCAAGTGGGGCTTCACTCGATCCGAGATGGGCGGCGATGCTGTCCGCATCTTCAACTACCGAGACGTCAATCAACGCATCGTTGCGCAGAAGGTCCGCTTCGCCAACAAGGACTTCAAATTCCTGGGAGATACTAAGAATGCAGGGCTCTATGGTATGCACCTATGGCGTGATGGCGGTAAGAAGGTCATCATCACCGAAGGCGAGATCGATGCCATCAGCATCAGCAAAGCCCAGGGGCACAAGTGGCCTGTCGTCTCTGTACCGAATGGTGCGCAAGGTGCGAAGGCTGCTCTCAAGAAGAACCTCGAATGGCTAAGCACCTTTGACGAGGTGATCCTCTGCTTCGACATGGACGAGCCAGGGCGCGATGCCGTGGACGAATGTGTCCAGCTATTCGAACCGGGCAAGTGCAAGACGGCCATCCTTCCTCGCAAGGACGCCAACGAAATGCTCATGCACGGCGAGACCCAGGAACTCATCAATGCACTTTGGGGTGCCAAGGTCCTCCGACCGGACGGCATCGTGGACGGCAGCGACCTCTGGGACATCATGGAGGAAGACGACGCTGACGATCAGATCAGCCTTCCCTTCACCAAGCTGAACGAGATGATCCTCGGCTGCCGAACAGGGGAGATCGTAACGCTCACCTCAGGTTCCGGCATGGGCAAGTCATCGCTCATCCGAGAGTTCGTCGACCACATGCTTAGGACGACCGAGGACAACCTTGGTATCCTGATGCTGGAGGAACCGATCAAGCGGACGGCGCGGGGTCTCGTCGGTATCCGTTTATCCAAACCCATCCACTTAGACAAAGGTCTCGCCAGTGCAGAAGAACGCCGCAAAGCCTATGAGGAAACGGTCGGTAGCGGACGGGTATTCCTTTACGACCATTTCGGTTCGACTTCCTCGGATAATCTCCTGGCTAAGATCAGGTATCTGGCCAAGGGCTGCGGATGCAAACGCATCTTCCTCGACCATCTATCTATCGTTGTCTCTGGTCAGGAAGACGGAGACGAGCGGAGAAACATCGACTTCATCATGACCGCATTGGCCACCCTGGCTCTCGAATGTGACATCACGATTTTCCTCGTGACGCACCTTAAGAGGCCATCGGGTGACAAGGGTCACGAGCAGGGGGCCGAGGTCTCCATGGCTCAGCTTCGCGGTTCCCATTCCATCGGCCAGCTATCGCACACCATCATTGGTGCTGAGCGTAACCAGCAGGCAGACGGCGAGATCGTCATCGACGGCAAGACCATCGAACTCAAGACCATCACCACGCTGCGTATCCTCAAGTGTCGCTGGACTGGCGAGACCGGGGTAGCTGGCTGGCTCTACTACGACCGCAAGACTGGTCGCCTGTACGAGCTGCTGGCCGATCCATTCGCAGAGAAGGGCGAGAAGTCCAACCGTGGCGTCTCAACCTTCGAAGATGAAACCGACGATGCGGACATTCCATTCTGATGAACCTACTCCAGCCAAGTAACACCGGCCTCTTCAGCGGCCTGGATAAGCGCGGCTCTGACGTCTCCCGGCGAAGCTCGCCCCTCCATACCGTCAAGAGCAGTCTGCACCGCCTTCTCGAACGCAGGTCCTTCATTGGTTGGCCAAAGGTTCAGAAGGCACTCAGCGGCACCCAACACGGTATTGACGTGTTGGTATCCGCCAGTTCCGTAGAGTTGGAGACGCAGGGCTTTGAACACACGAACGGGCATGTCGGTAAACGAATAGCCCAGTCGGTGGTTCCGCTTTGATCGACAACCACACCAACGACAGCGTTCCCTCGGGCGTCCATATGCGGCGCTCGAAGGACACCATCACCATCAAATTTCGCACGGCAACAGTGACGCTCTCAGCTTCGGGGGCGGCAGAGCTGGCCCTTGCCCTACAGGAGCTGATACCTGACCACATACATTGCCGACGTTGAGACCGATGGGCTCCTCGACGAACTAACGGTCATCCATTCCCTGTGCTTCGTCAATGAAGAGACAGGTTTCATTTACTCCTGCTGTGACCAGCCAGGATACATGGGCATTGAAGAAGGCCTGCGTATCTTGGAGCAGGGCGACATCCTCGTCTTCCACAATGGTCAATCCTTCGACATCCCCGCGATCCAGAAGATTTACCCCTGGTTCCAACCAAAGGGCATCATTCGTGACACCCTGATCATGTCTCGGCAGATGTATCCTGACATGCGCGACGCCGACTTCCGGCAAGCAGAGAAGGCCCAGTGGATACCTCAGAACATGTTCGGGCGTCACAGCCTGGAGAGTTGGGGGTATCGCGTTGGTCTCTGGAAAGGGGACTACGGTGCGAAGAAGAAGGCCGAGGGTAAAGCCCTTGGTCTGACCGGCGATGCGCTCACGGCTTACGTCTGGGGCACATGGTCCGAGGAGATGCAGGTCTATTGCGTGGGTGACATTGAGGTAACCCTTGCACTGTGGAGAAAGTTGCTCAAGAAGGACTTTTCCGACGAGAGCGTCCAGTTGGAGCATGACGTCCAGCGCATCATCTCCCGGCAGGAAGCGCATGGGTGGGCCTTCGATGAGGAGGCAGCCTACAAGCTCTACGCCATGTTGCGCGGTGCCCAGGCCGACATCGAGAACAAGCTGGCCGAAGTCTTCTCACCATGGTTTCGCTATGACGAACTGGTTATGCCCACGGCAGACCGGCGCGTCAAGCGTTCCGACCTCGACATCACCATCACTGAGCGCAGGTTCAGCCCGAAGACCGGCAAGGAGCTAACGCCCTACGTCGGCCCGGTGCGTGAGCAATACTACGCCGGTGCGCAGTACACGAAGATCAAGCTGAAGCCGTTCAATCCGGCCTCTCGGCCTGACATCGCGAACCGTCTGAAGAAGATCTACGGGTGGGTGCCGGTCGAGTTCACACCGAACGGTGACCCCAAGGTCGACGACGAAGTCCTAAGCAAGCTCAAGTATCCGGCAGCGCCCCTGCTGACCGAATACCTGCAGATCGCCAAGCTGACCGGCATGTTGTCGGAAGGCAAGGAGGCCTGGCTAAAGGCTGTCCGCAACGGGCGCATCCACGGTCGAGTGAACACCATGGGGACCGTAACGTCCCGCATGACCCACGCGAAACCGAACATGGCCCAGGTGCCCTCCGGTAAGATCAAGTGGGGCCACGAGTGCCGCGCCCTGTTCATCGCGAACAAGGGACAGGTGCTGGTAGGCTGTGACGCCGACGCCCTCGAACTGCGCTGCCTCGCTGGCTACATGGCCCGATGGGACAACGGCGCATACATCAAGACGATCCTCGAAGGCCGTAAGGAAGACGGCACGGATATGCACACGCTAAACGCCAAGGCGCTTGGATGTGACCGTGATACCGCCAAGACATGGATTTACGCCATGCTCTACGGGGCAGGGGACTTCAAACTCGGGGTGACCTTGGGTGCCCGTGGTTCCACCGAGAAGATATCTGCCGTGGGCAGGGCTGCCCGTAACAAGCTGATGAAGGCCTTCCCGGCTCTCAAGAAGCTGTCCGACGCATGCAAGGCCAGGGCTGCCGTAGGAAAACTCAAGGGGCTCGATGGTCGCTATGTTCCGATCCGGTCGGCTCACGCTGCCCTGAACACGCTCCTGCAGTCTGCCGGTGCCATCATCATGAAGAAGGGTCTTGTCATCCTCGACGACCTTCTCGGTGCAGAGGGCTTCATCTTCGGAGTTCACTTCGAGTTCGTCGGCAACATCCACGATGAATGGCAAATCTCCTGCAATCCCGACATAGCCGAACGTGTCGGCTTCCTCGCAACTGAAGCTATCCGCCTCGCTGGCGAAGCTCTTAACTTCCGATGCCCTCTTAAAGGGAACTACGACATCGGCAACAACTGGGGCGAAACCCACTGATGCCTTCCACCAAGGGTGAACATCTGTACGTTCTTGTTCACCCGCTCTTCCCCAACCTCTGCAAAATTGGACAGACCTGCCGACCGAAAGAGCGGCTGAGTATGTACAACACATCCGACCCATACAGGAGATTTACCTATGCCCATATCGAAGATGTCTACGATCGTGTCCTGGGTGAGCAAGCTGTACATCGTCTGTTGGCTTCGCACCGTGTCGGCAAAAGTGAGTGGTTCAAAATCCACCCAGACGACGCCATACGTACCCTACGAACCCTCCACGCCAGCACCCTTGTCACCGAGTGACGAGCAGGCAATGGCCGACAACCTCACCAACACCTATGGCATCCGGAGCATCTACGCATGATTGCACGCATTCAGAACAAATACATTCGACGCATGGTCCTCGTCGTGGCAGCCTCGGTGGGGGTGGTGGCTTCGGTTGTCCTCGGTGCCTTCGCGGGTGCCGTTGATTGCACCGTCGATCTCCTCCCGTATATCCGGAGGGCTTGGTGAGCTTAACGATACTGCTCGACGCAGACATCTTAGTAGTCTCAGGCTGCGCCGCAGGCATGACCGAAATGGAGGGCGAGGACGACGAGTGGTTCTACTCCATCGACCTCAAGGAAGTGAAGAACTCCCTGCTTCACACCATCAAGCAATTCAAGAAGGAACTTGAAGCCACCCATGCAATCCTTTGCCTTTCACAAGGACCTACCTTCCGACACGACATTTATCCAGACTATAAAGGTGGACGAGGCCGGAAACCTCTTGGTGTTGGTGCGGTCAAGAGATGGCTCGTCGAAGAGCATGGAGCTAAGGTCAAGCCGGGGATCGAGGCTGATGACAGCCTTGGTATCCTCGCTACGCACCCTTCACTGATCAAGGGCGACAAGATCATAGTCAGTGCCGACAAGGACCTGAAGACGCTCCCAGGCAACCTCTATCACGGCGGCAACTGGCTGGAGATCGACGAGAACACCGCACGGTACAACTGGCTGCTACAGACGCTGACCGGAGATACCACTGACGGTTACCCTGGTTGCCCTGGGATGGGGCCGGTGTCCGCTCGCAAAATCCTCGACAAGCTCGACATCGAAAACGAGGCCGAGTGGTGGCCAGCCATCGTCGAAGCCTACGCCAACAAGAAGCTCGACGAAGAGTGCGCCCTCACGCAGGCACGTCTTGCCCGCATCCTCCACTACACCGACTACAACTTCAAGAAGAAGGAAGCCATTCTTTGGACACCAAAATCGATGCATTCGTGATCGACGCGGAATGGGACCTGAACCACATGGACCTCGTGTTCGGTTCACGGTTCAAGGCACGGACGTGGCTGAACAACAGCCGTGACGTTGCAGAAGTCTGCGCCGCTGACGGATGCACAGTATCAGACCTGTTCGACGAAGGTCTGCTCAACATCCGAGAGGTAACGTACATCTAATGTCCACCATTAAGTCTGACGGTGGTTCGTCAGATTACTACAAGATACCTGCGGGTGCCACCGATCTACTCGACCTGATCGAACACAAGCGGATGGAGTTCGGTATCGGAAATCTGTTCAAGGCCGTCTACAGGCTCGGAGACAAGGAAGGTACGACCATTCGGTACGACCTCAACAAAATCATCTTCTTCGCTCAGCGTGAGCTTGACCGGCTCGACCGGGAAGAGATGGCCCGACTTGACGACCTCATCTGACAACGCATCCACTCTCGTGACAATCGCGAGGGTGGATATTAACCCCCCCAATAGCACTTTGATGGTGATCCATGGATGAAGCTCCGTTTATACCTAAGGATATCGTAAGGTTTCTTAAGGAGGCCTTTCCCGATCATCTTCCGAGTAATTTGTTAACCCTCACCGACAGGGCTGTAGGTGCCCTCCACGGTAGACAAGAAGTTGTCCGCTTCCTTGAGGCACACCTCGCTGCCCAGGAAGAAACACATGTGTCCACCCAAACAGCCTAAGATACAGAAGGCAGACCCGGTGCAGGCAGCGCCTCCTCCGGTTGACGCACCCCAGGCACCTGTCCTCAACGAGGTGGGTGCGACTGGTACCTCCGTAGACCTCGCCACTGCTGCTGCAAAGCGCAAAGGCAAGAAGTCTCTGGTCAACACCCTCAACACCCCGGCTCCCACGGTTCGTCCTCAGATTGGCGTTAACGTCCCGATCTAATGGCTAAGCCTGTAGTAGTCGACGACGTCAAGGCCAAAGCCCTATACAATGCCCTGGTTCAAGATCGTAACCCTTACGTCACCAGAGCGCAGCGTAACGCCGCAATCACCGTACCATACCTGTTCCCTAAGGATGGCACGACCGGCGCATCGGACCTTGACAACACCAATCAATCCCTGGGTTCCCGTGGTGTCCGACAGCTTGCATCAAAGCTGCAGATGGCCCTCTACCCAGTCAATGCCCCATTCTTCAAATACCAGATCGACGACCTCGCCCTGGCTGCACTGACGAAGTCTACGGACAAGCGCGGTGAAGTCGAGGCTGCCCTGTCTGCCCGTGAACGTGCTGTCATCAACGAGATGAATAGCTCCATGTTCAGGCCGATCAGCTTTGAAGCATGCCGACAACTTATCGTCTCCGGCAACTATCTTCTCTACATCCCGAAGAAAGGTAAGCCCCGGGGTTTCCGCCTTTCCTCCTATGTTGTCCAGCGTGACCCTTCCGGAAACGTTCTGGATATCGTTGTCCTTGAGACGATTGCCAAGACAGCCCTCCCGCCCGACATCCGTGCAGCACTTCCGCCTGCAGACGCCACCCTTGGTCGCGATGCCAAGGTTGAGTTGTACACTCGGATTAGCCTAAGCGACGACGGTACCACCTATGTTGTCACCCAGGAGATCGATGACCTTGTCGTTCCAGGCGAGTTCACCGGCACGTACCCTGCGGACAAACTCCCGTGGCTGCCGATCCGTCTGACGGTCCTCGAAGGTGAAGACTACGGTCGCGCCTTCGTCGATGAGTTCATTGGCGACCTAACGTCCCTCAATGCTTTGACCGGAGCTATCCGCGATGGAACCATGCAGGCCGCTAAGGTTGTCTGGCTCGTCGCGCCTAACTCGACCACGTCCGCTACCAAACTGGCCAAGGCTGAGAATGGTGGCTTCGTTCAAGGCAAGCAGGACGACGTAACCTGCCTCCAGATGGAGAAGCAGGCAGACTTCAGCGTAGCCGAACGCCTGATCCAATCCCTGACCGAACGCCTCTCTTACGGCTTCCTCCTCAACAGCGCCATCCAGCGCAACGGTGAGCGAGTGACCGCAGAGGAGATCCGCTTCATGGCTGGTGAACTTGATCAAGGTCTCGGCGGCATTTACTCGCTGCTGGCCGAAGAGTTCCAGATGCCTGTCGCCAAGCTCTATGGTCTCCGCATGGAGAGCGTACGCAAGGTACCGCCGCTACCGAAGGAAATCTCCAGCACGTCCATCGTGACCGGCCTGGATGCCCTTGGTCGTGGTAACGATCTGACGAACCTCGACACCTTCATTCAGGGTGCCGCACAGACGTTCGGTCCTCAGGTCATTCAGCAGCGCATCAACGACGGCGAATACTTCAAGCGTCGTGGCGCATCTCTTGGCATCGACACTGGTGGCCTTGTTCGTACCGATCAGGAACTCCAGGCAGAAGTCGACGCCGAACATCAGCGTGCAATGATGCTGGCCGGTGCACCCAATGCGGTGGCCCAGGCTGGCGGTGCAATGCGCGATCAACAGCAACAGGCCGCAGACGCAGCCCAACCTCAAGGACCGCAATGAGCGACGAAACTACCACGGTGACCGAAGACGTCACCCCGAAGAAGACACGGACCCGTAAGGTGCAGACCCAGGACACCGTAGTCCCCGAGGGTAGCGTCCTGCTTAAAAGCGGCAACGTGTACACGCCAGCATAATGGAAAGCATCACCGTAAACGCAGGGTCTGAACCTTCCGAGGAACAGGCCACTGCAGCACTCGAAGCCGCAGCAGCGACTGCACCGACGACCACCGAAGAAGCTCTTCAGGCAAAGGCCGAAGCAGCAGAAGCGCTCAAGCTACCCGAGAAATTCAAGTCCCCGGCAGACCTACTGAAGGCCTATCAGGAACTGGAACGGAAGCTTGGCGAAGGCAAGACCGACGAAACCACTGAGGCTGTCGAGGGTGAAGAATCAGGGGACGATCTCCCCGAAGTAATCACCGAAGATGACGTTGAGGAAGCATCCGAAGAGGAAGCCCCGGTCGAAGAGGTCGAGGAAGATACCGATGAGGTTGACACCGAGACTCCTCTCACCGCTACCGAAGTCGTCGAATACCTGACCGATCGTTTCTCTGCACAGGAAGGCAAGCTTTCCGAAGAGGACTATGGTCTGGCCGAGGAGCTTGGTTACGACCGCAGCATGGTCGACGCCTACATCCGTGGCCAGCAGGCCGCACAGGAACTGGCTGACATCAAGATCAACGAAGCTGCCGGTGGCAAGGACAATCTCGAAGCAATGCTCATCTGGGCAGCGACGGGCCTGACCAAGGCAGAGATCGACAGCTACAACGCAACCCTCGCAGACAATGACGTAACCAAAGCCACCCTCGGTGTCGCCCAGTTGCGTGAACGTTACGAGGCCTATCACGGACGTGAACCAAGGCTGCTCGGTGGTAAACCGGCGCGGACCACGGTGTCATCCTTCAATTCGTGGGCCGACGTAACAGCCGCTATGTCTGACAAACGCTACGGCAAGGACGCAGCCTACACGGCCCAGGTCTCTGCCAAGCTTGAGCGTTCCTCTCTGTAATATCGTGGTGGCGTCTAATGTTCGTATGACGCCTTAATGACTGTCGAGATAAGTGCAGCACCACATAGCCGTGGGACCGAGGCGTTGTATCGGGACCTAATTCACAAAGGACAACATGCCAATCACTCTGAGCGCCAAGAGCCTCGGACAGCTTGACCATGTGCACCCTGACCTCGTCCGCGTGGTCAAGAGGCTGGCCCAGATTTCGACCATGGACTTCACGGTTCTGGAAGGATCGCGGTCTCTTGCACAGGAAAAGTTGAACGTCGCTAAGGGCGTGTCCACCACCATGAACTCCCGGCATCTCATCGGCAAGGACGGCTACGCCCATGCTGTCGATATCGCCCCTCTGGTCAAAGGTCAGGTGACCTGGGACTGGGCCGTCTACAACAAGTTCTCTCCAATCGTGAAGCAGGCCGCTGCTCTCGAACACGTCCCGATCGAATGGGGCGGTGACTGGAAGACATTCAAGGACGGGCCGCACTACCAGCTTCCGTTCAAGCAGTACCCGTAATGCACCATCGCTCAACCAGAAAGACTTCGAAGCTCTGGTTGGGTGTCTCCATGGTCCTCTCGTGGACAGCCCTCGCAGCCACAATCTATCTCAAGCTTGAGACGGCTGCGGTGGGCATCACGGTCCTCATCCCCGCGATGTACACGACCTACGCCACCATCGGGCACATGGATTATCGACAAGCCCTCGCCAATACCCAAACACCGGACACCGTAACCCAATGACACTGGCATTCTTCATGAAATGGATTGCACCACTCCTCGCAGTTCTCGCCGTTGTCGGGATCATCTACGGCAAAGGGCGCATCGATAGTGCACACAACGCGGAACTCGCCGACGTCCAGGGGCAACTCGCTGTAGCACAGCAGTCCCTTAAGACCGAACAGGCAGCCCGTGTCTCCGACGCCAATGCGGCCAAGGAGCAGGCAGAACACCTATCCCAACTCAACACGAACATTGATGGACTGAACGCCTATGTTGACGCGCTTCAAGATGCCAATCGTGAGTGCCTTAGTGGCGCTGACAATGACAGGCTGCGCCAGCTTTGGCGTTAAGCAGCTACCTCCTGTTTACCCTGAACTACCTTCGGACCTTCGCATCTGTTTCGACAAGATCGTCCCGGCACCGGCTCAGGGCTCGCTCAGCAAGAAGGACATTATCGACCTGATCGCCAAGCTGAAAGTATCCGAAACCACGAAGACGGACTGTGGCAAGCGCCTAATCCAGTTCTACGACAACCTGGGGAAACGCCATGTCTGACTTTGGCAACGCATTCAAATCAGCCCGTGCCTCGGGCAAGAAGGTCTTCACGTTCAACGGCAAGTCATACACGACCAAGCTGAAGTCCGAGACCGCTACGTCGCAGGCAGGCAAGGCAGCCCCGAAGCTTCCGAAGACCGGCCCGACACCATCGCCACGTCCGTCGTCCGTAGCTGACAGCACTGGTGCCTCGGTATCACCGAACTCCACCGCGAACGGACCAGGGCGTACCAAGGACGATCTGATCAAGTCTCCGACGCCGGGTATCGCAAAGCCGGGATCGGCCATCGACAAGATTTACCAGAAGATGCAGGACAAGTCCGTCACGGCAGCTAATGCCAAACAGGACGCACCGACGGTTTCCCGCGCCAATGCCGACAGCACCGCCGCAGGTACAGCACCGACACCGCAGTCTCCTCCGGTCAACTCTGGTCGCACCAAGGACGACGTGATCCCGAAGCAGGGCATGTTGGCCAAGGTAGCTGCCGCTGGCTCCGCAATCGCCAACGCTGACCAGAAGGCACAGAACGCCCAGGTCACGGCAGGTAACGCATCTCAGGATGATCCTCCGGCGCAGACCTACTCTCGTGGCAACGCCAACCAGAACACAGTTCGTAAGGTCCGACAGGCCCTTCGCAAGTAATCAATACCCCAGTAGCCATCGAGCTACGAGAATGAACGGCGCGGCAATCATGACCGACATGAATATCAAGCCGCCAATGTCGCGCTGGTTCATCCTCATCTAATCTCCATACCCATCCTACGAAGTTCGAGCAAGTCACACTGTCCTTTTCAGGCGGTGACTAACTGGAACCAAGTGTCTCACAGAAAGACGACTTGTGACCCGAATACTGTCCCTTGAGGGGGATAGTCCAAGGATAATCTCAATGAACCTTCCGTGTTGCTCTTAGGTCCGCGCAAACCTCAGAACATCGTAAGGATAATACCAAAATGGCTAACGCTATTGTTTCTCCGTTGGGTCAGGCTAACGGCGCTGGTGCATCGGACGCACTCTTCCTCAAGGTCGCTACCGGCGAAATCATCACCGCCTTCTCGCAGACCTCGCAGTTCGTCGACAAGCATCAGGTCCGCACCATTGCCAACGGCAAGTCGGCCAGCTTCTACGCAACGGGCCGTTCGAACAACGCCTTCTACCATACTCCAGGTCAGGAAGTACTCGGCGGCGCGATCCCGGTCAACGAAGTCGTCATCACCATCGACGACCTTCTGCTGACCAGCTCGTTCATCGCCAACATCGAAGAAGCCAAGCTTCACGTCGACGTTCGTGGTGAGTTCACCAAGCAGATGGGTGAAGAGCTTGCCCAGGCATTCGACCGTAACGTCGCCATCAACGGCCTCCTGGCTGCCCGTGGTGCCGGTCGTGTCGTAGGTCTGCCGGGTGGCGGTAAGCTGACGAACGCCAACTTCCTCACGGATGCACAGGCCTTCGCAGACGCCCACTTCGATGCAGCCGCTGTCCTCGACGACAAGTTCGTCCCCGCCACCGAACGCTACTCCTTCATGAAGCCCGCACAGTATTACGCCCTGGTCAAGACCACGGACGTGATCAACAAGCAGTGGGGCGGTGAGGGTTCGTACGCCAGCGGTACCGTCGCCATGATCGCAGAAGTCATGCCGATCAAGACCGCGAACCTGCCGAACACCAACGTCACCACGGGCAAGTACGTCGGTGACTTCTCGAAGACTGCTGGTCTGATCATGCACCGCTCTGCGGTCGGCACGGTCAAGCTCATGGACCTCAAGGCCGAGAGTGAATACCAGATCGCACGTCAGGGCACCCTGTTCGTTGCCAAGTACGCCATGGGCCACGGCCCGGTTCGTACGGAAGCAGCCGTCGAGCTTACCATCGCCTAATCTTCTCCATGCCGGGGTCCCTAACGGGGCCTCGGTTTTTTTTCGTTTATGCCTTCGGGCATCCCCTCAAGGAACCCTTATGTCTTCACTTGATGGCTTGACGCCACTCACGGAGCTTGAGGCGATCAACGTGATCCTCGCCACGTCTACCCAGACGCCCATCTCCACCCTGGATGACAATGAGATCACCGACGCTTCGCTCGCAGCTAATACCCTTCGTGCGACCCTGATTGAAGTTCAGACGCAAGGGCTCGAATTTAACCGAGAGGTAGACTACGTCATCTCTCCGGATCAGAACGGCTTCATCATCCTGCCCCGTAATACCCTCAAGGTGGACACGTACGGCGACGATGCCGCCACCAATGCTGTCCAGCGGGGCACCAAGCTCTACAACAAGGACGACCACACATACGTCTGGCCGAAGCCGGTCTCCCTGGACATCGTACTTGCCTTCACCTTCGAAGAGCTTCCGCCCATCGTGGCCAACTACTGCGTCATCCGCGCAGCCCGGAAGTACCAAGACCAATACTTCGGTGACAATCAGGTCCACAGCTACACCGCACAGGACGAGCTGATCGCCCGTGCTGCGATGATCGACGCTGAGATCGAGACTGCCGACCCGAACATGATGACCGACAGCCAGTTCATGCAGGGCTTGCTTGCACGTTCGTAATGGCCCGCATCTCTGGTTCTATCCCGAACTTCATCAATGGCGTGTCGCAGCAGGCAATGGCACTGCGTCTTACGTCTCAGGGCGACTATCAGCTTAACGCCCATTCCACGGTTGTCGATGGTCTGATCAAGCGCCCTCCGCTCGTCCGTGGTCCTCAGATCGTGGGCGACTTCAATACCAACCCGGTTCACTGCCACCCGATCAACCGTGACACCAATGAACGCTATGAGACCATCTGGTCCCGCACTGGTGTCCGTGTGTTCACCCTGGACGGTCAAGAGAAGCTTGTGACCTACCCAGGTGGTCTACAGTACCTCCAGTATTCCGGCAGCCTTCCCGAACCGCCGTTCCGCACGGTGACCATCGGGGACTACACCTACATGACAAACACGCAGCGAACCGTTCAGATGGACCCGAACGTTGTCGAGAGGGCGCAGCCTTACGAGGCCATCGTCTACGTCATGGCTGGCAACTACGGCAAGACCTACAACATCTCAATCAACGGTGTGCTGAAGGCAAGCTATACGACGCCCGATGGTACCTCTGGTGCCCAAAGCCCTGGTGTCGATACGTCCTACATCGCCCGTCGTCTCGCGTACGGTGAAACCCAGGACCTCGGCAAGACCGTGAACAACACCACGGCGTGGGTCTACAAGACCAGCGACACGAACCTCGGCGCCAACCTACAAGGTGGTGTCTTCGGTGTCGTGGCAGGCAAGGGCGTGATCTACATCACCTCGACGCAGCCGTTCACCGTGTCTGTCGAAGATGGCTACAACGGCCACGCCATGAAGGCTATCCAGTACCAGACCCAGGACTTCTCCGACCTTCCGGCCTATGGCTACAACGGTATGGCGATCAAGGTCCTCGGCTCAGTCACCACGGCCTACGACGACTACTATGTCCGCTTCAATCCAGATCAGCCAGCGTTCTCCGGTATCGTTGGTGGCCAGTGGGTCGAGTGTGCAAAACCTGGGACGCAGATCGCCTTCGATGGTGAAACCATGCCCCATGCCCTGGTCCGTCAATCCGATGGCTCATTCTCCTTTGGCCCCGTGTCGTGGGAACGTAGGCGCTGCGGCGACGAGGTGACCAGCCCGAGCCCGTCTTTCATCGGCAACACTGTCAGCGACATCACATGGTTCAAGAACCGCCTTGGCTTCCTCAGTGGCGAGAACACCGTCCTTGGTCGCTCTGGTGGTCCTTTCGATTTCTGGAAGACGACCGCGACGACCACGGTTGACGATGATCCAATCGACGTGGCTTCCTCGGAGACCGACGTGTCCGTGCTGCGATCTGCAGTTGGCTTTGCCGACCGGCTGATCCTGTTCTCGGATAGCTCTCAGTCGATGCTGGCCGGTGGCGACACCCTGACCAACAAGACGGTCAACATCCGCCCCTCGACTGCGTTCAGCATGTCCGCGCGGTGCAGGCCCGTGGTCAACGGTGACAACGTCTACTTCCCGGTAAAGCGTGGTCAGTTCTCCATGATCCGAGAGTACACCATCGATCCCGCAAGTGACGTCGGTAAAGCCGAGGACGTCACAGGCTATGTCCCTCAGTACCTCAAGGGTGAGGTGATCAAGCTGTGCGGCTCCACCCACGAAGACGTCATCATTGTTCAGACGGACGAAGGTGGCGGTGGGTTGTACGTCTACAAGTATTTCTACCAAGACCGCAGCAAGGTTCAGTCCTCGTGGTCGCGGTGGGAGTTCACTGACGTGCAGCGCATCTATGACTTCTGGTTCATCGAGAGCAAGCTCTACGTCCTCCTTCAGTCGACCAGCGGCAACGTATGGATCGAGACGGTGGACATTCAGACTGGCAACGTGGACGACGGTCTGGAGTTCATGGTCAACCTCGACCACCGCATCACACTGCCGGCGACCGGCCGAACGTACGACGCCATTACCGATCGGACCACGGTACCGGGGGACATCTCTGGTCTACCCTACGTCCTCGTGAGTGGCGCTGGTGGAACTAACATCGGCCCTGGTCTTCTGATGCATCCTCTGGACATCACCACGGCCAACTTCAAACTCGTAGGTGACCTTCGTGACGTTCCGATCTACGTCGGCCTGGACTACACATCCCGCTTCAGGCTCTCGACGATCTACATCCGACAGACCAGCCCTGCCGGGGTTCCCATCGTCCGCACCGAGGGTCGACTTCAGTTGGTCCGGTTGCTCATTCGCTACGGAAAGACCGCCTACCTTCGGGCAGAGGTCAATCTGCAGGGTATGGCAATGCGCCAGTACGCCACCAACGGTCGCGTTATGGGTGATCCGGAGAACCGAGCGGACAGCATCGTGATGGGTGACGGTGTCCTCGACATCCCGATCCTCTCGAAAAATGACCGTGCGTCCATCGATCTGGTCAATGACAGCTACCTGCCGTCTTCGATCATCTCTGCTGAATGGACCGCAAACTACGTCACCAAATCTCAAAGGGTACAATGATTGAATTTCGTGAGGCTACGTTGGCCGATATGGTCGACTTAGCCCCACGGCTTCGACCAGAGGACACCGCCGAGTGCTTAGCTGCATCTGGCGTTGCTCCTGAGGTTTCCCTCCCTGCCGCCATTGGTCTGGGCCTGTCATGGGTCTGGACCGTGGATGGTAGGCCTGAGGCAGCCTTGGGCGTCATTCCAGTGCCCGAGGTTCCCTTCTCAGGGGCCGTCTGGATGCTGGCCAGCCCTGAACTACTCAAGCACGTCCGCTACATGGTCCGGAACCTCCCGGCTGTGGTCGACATGCTGCATGACCATTACCCACTTCTGGGCAACTACGTGGACGCTCGCAACACCGTGCACGTTTCTTTCATCAAACACTGCGGCTTCAAGCTCCTCCGTGTCGTCAATGACTACGGCGTCGAGCGCAGACCGTTCATCGAATTTGTCAAACTAAGGACCCCCAATGTGTGATCCAGTATCGCTTGGTAGCCTCGCAATCGGGGTTGCCAGTTCCGTTACCGGCTTCATGAGCGCAACTCAGCAGGCAAGCCAACAGAACCAGCTTGCAGAGAATAACCGCATCGAAGCCAACAAGTCCGCAGCCGACCAGTACGCCTCCATCCAGAACCGGATGCTACAGGAGAGGGCCGCTGCTGGCCGAGACCTCGAAGATGCCAACGTCACCACGGCGAAGGCACGAGGCACAGCCCAGGTAACCTCTGGTGAGGCAGGTATCTCCGGTATCACCGTGGACAGCCTGATCGCAGACTACAACGCGCAGCAGGGCAAGTTCGAGCGTACCAACGAACAGAACCTTGCGATGACCCAGGACCAGCTTCGAGCCAACCTCGACGGCGTCAAGTCACAGGCAGAGGGCCGCATCAACTCCGTCCAGAAGGCAGCAAAGCCCTCGTTCCTCCCGTACGCCATCGGCATCGCAAGCTCTGGCCTGGATGCATATTCCAGCCATCTTAAGAAGGTTCAGTAATGCCCCAAGGCAGAGTAGAAGTTAACAGCAATCTCCAGCTTAATGACCGTCTGACACCGCAGGCATCTCCGGTTGACACGTACGCCGCACCGGCCCGGTCACCGATGGATGACAACCTCGACCGTCTCTCGAAGGCCCTGGCTGGCTTTAGTACCTCCATCGACACCTATGGTGCCGTAGCTGCCGTTAAGCAGAAGGCTGCCGACAATGAAACCCTGAAGCTTCAGGAAGCTCAGATCGGCGGCATGTCGAAGGAGCAAATCTTCCAGGCTCGTAAGGACGGAACGCTACCGGCCTATGCCGACCACTTGAGGCAGGCAGGTATCGACGCAGCCGTGGGCAGCCAGCTTGGCAACTCCGACAGCAACGATCTGCAGCAGTACATCAAGACGCAATATGATCCCGCCACCGATGGCTCTGTACGCGACTTCATTGCGAAGAAGCAGCAGGAAGCCATCAAGGGCATGAACACTGTCCAGGCCACGCAGTACCTCCGACAGACGAACCCCGTCTTCGATTGGGCAGAGGGCGAGCTTAAGAACCAGAAGAACCAGCAGGTTGTCGAAGGTTCACGCACGGCAGCCTACACCCTCATCGGCCAGACCGTGCAGAACAGCATCAAGGCCGGTGACGATCCGCAAAAGACCGTGGAAGCCGTTCGTGCCCAATACGCCAACATCGGCCAGAAGGGTATCCTCGGTATCCAGAACAAGGACATCGACAACACCGTCCTGGCTGTCGCCCGTGACATCGCGCAGACGAACCCCGACTACGCCATGGCCATCGCGAACCAGAACACCGTGGCACCAGACGGCACCAAGGTTGGCTTCCTGCAAAACCCGAACACGGCTGATCGTGCCCAGGAGATTATCGCCCAGGCCACCCAGACGAAGCAGAAGCAGGCCAAGGTCGCTTTCGCTAACGGTCTCGGGGAAGTGGGCGGCAAGCTGATCCTCGGTAAGGCCTTCGCCACCGCAAAGCCACCCTCGTTCACCAATGCTGACGGAAGTGTCACTGAGGTGTCCGACGACGACTTCAAGAAGAAGGCAGCGGACGGCTATCTGGCCCTGTCGCCTGATGTCGCCAAGGAGAGACATGAGAGCCCCGAGCAGCAGACCTCCCGTGAGTTCGTCGACTTCCAGGCCGCTGGTCTCCAGCACCCGGTTATCAAGAAGCAGGTAAACGGTATCGCAGCGATGCTGTCCCCGTCTGCCCTCAGTGACCCGCAGCAGAAGCAGCAGGTTCTCGAAAAGCTGAAGGCAGGCCAGTGGTTGCTCAACGCCAGCCAGAACAGCCTGAACGGCTATGTTGACAAGCAGGAAGACCGTGACGCCATCTCGGTGTTCAACGCCTTCAAGACTGTCCCGAACGCTGACGGCACGACCTACTCGGATGAGGAGGCTATGGCAAAGGCAATCGAGGTAACCAACCCGACGATCAAGGCTGACACGCACTTCTCCAATGATGACCAGTCGCAGCTCGACAGTCTCATGGGCAGCATGGCTAAGGGGCAGGGCTGGTTCGGATGGGGCTCATCTAAGCCTGCCAACTATTCGGCTATCCAGAACAAGGTGGAATACCTGTCCCGTGGTTTCATCGCCGCTGGCATGGGCCATGAGGATGCAATCGCTAAGGCAGCCGACGCTGTCCAGAAGTCCTCGCTGATCTACAACGGCGTCATGCTGCCAAAGGTCAACGGCTTCGTGGTCGACGACGATTTCCAGCCTACCGTCAAGTCCTTCATCGACGATTGGGCAGCCAAGAACCCGAAGCGGCTGAAGGCAGACGACATCTCCGCAGATGACATCGCGATCATGCCCTCTGGCAACATCAACGGTGACAGCGGTGGCCACTTCCGTCTGATCCACAAGTCGGACCTCAGTGATGTCCTCGACGACAATCAGGAACAGGTGATCTTCAACGCGAACGATCTCCGCAACAAACGCGCAGCCGACAAGAAGGCTCGTAACGACGCAGCCATCAAGGCCGCAGCACAGAAGTAAACAACAACAAAGAGGTAACATGACCGACGCAATTTCCGTCATCAAGGGATACGAAGGCTACATCGACCACGCGAAGTGGGACGTAAACCACTACCGCGCAGGCTACGGTTCCGACACGACTACCCTTGCTGACGGAAGCGTCCATGCTATCACCGCAGACAGCGTGGTCACCCACGAAGACAGTGAACGTGACCTTGCTCGTCGCGCACAGGATTTCGAACACACAGCCGCCAATCAGGTCGGCCAGGATAAGTGGGCCGCGCTACCGGGCAATGTTCGAGCAGCCCTTACATCCACCACATACAACTACGGCAGCCTTCCGCACGACGTGGTCTCAGCAGCGCAGACCGGCGACATCAATGCGATTGCCTCGGCAGTCAAGGGTCGCGGTGACGACAACGGCGGTATCAACCGTGGACGTCGCGCCAGCGAAGCCGATCTAATTCTCGGTGGACCACAATCCGCTGCAGATAACGCGCCGTACACCCCGCAGGTTTCCCCGGCCACGCAGTACACCGCAGACACCGAAGTAGCCGTTCCGGTCAATCAGGCTGTCGCTGGTCAACCCCTGCAGGACGCACCGGAAGCTCCGACGATCTGGCAGACCGAGAAGGATGCGTTCAATCAGAACAGCACCCTGGCCATGCTCCTCAACGCCAACCCTTACAAGGCCGACCCGAACTGGGTGAAGCCGGATGAGGCAAAGCTTGGCGCAGACCTACAGGCAGCCAACCTCGATCCCGAGCGCTATGCAAAGTTCCTCGGTGGCTCTACGTCACAGAACGGCTACCTCAAGGCTATCGAAGACGCCCAGGCTGACCGAGATCGTCTCGCACGTCTGTCCCAGGCTGGCTTCACCGGCACGGCACTGGACTTCGTAAACCAAGCACTCGACCCGGTAAACGTCGCCACGGACCTCGCAGTCTCCGCAGTGGCACCAGAGTTCACCCTCGCCAAGTACGGTGTCCGCGTAGGTCGCGTTCTGTCGGCTGCCCTGGCTGGTGGTGCATCTGGTCTCGCGACCTCGGCCATCAACTACAGCGTCAACCCGAACGCCACCAAGGCCGACCTTTTGATGGGCACGGTCATCGGCGCAGGCCTCGGCGGTGTCGTTGGTTCGTTCGCACGTAACCCGGCGCTGGCCCAGGAAGCCCGTGGTCTCCAGCAGGTTGGCCAGAAGGTCATTGCTTATCACGAGGGTGTCCCGTATGTGGCACCAAAGTCAAGCTCTGTCGGCGCTGCACAGGCCCCGGCTACGCCAAGCTTGCTGCCCGACGATAACCCGCTCCAGGCTCTGACACACGACGACACCGCACGGTCTGCCGCTGCCAACATGCGCGTGGACCTGAGAGCCATGGTCGACAAGTCGCTAAACCCGGCTGCCCGTAAGACGGCCTCTGGTATGCTCGACGAGGGCGGCGGTGTCATTGGTCCAAGCATCAATGGTCGCACGGCTGATGCCGATCAGGCTGCCCTACAGCAGGAGTTCAGCGCCACCTTCAACCGCACCTTCGCTCCACAGAAGAAAGCCTTCATGGCCAACGGCGGTACCGATCGCGAGTTCAACGATCAGGTGTTCAAGTACATCGAAGACACTCGTCTCGATAAGGGCGACTTCTATTCCAAGGACGTGAAGCTGGCCGGTGACAACACTGCCCGTGTCTTCAGGAAACTTCTGGACCTACAGAAGAACCCCTTGGAGCGCGAGGGTGGCGTTGCTCGTCCTGTTCAGGGTGCAGCCGATACGCCGCACAACGAGAACTACATCACGCACGAGTGGCACAACGGTAAGGTCCATCTGGCCGACAACTACTTCGAAGACGGCACCATGCATAACCTGATCAAGGGCGGCATGCGGCGGTCAAATCCGACCATGGCTGAACCGGACCTCGACCGCATCTCCGCTGCATTCCTCAAGTCCATCAAGGAACGTGGGGCAGGGGTGAACCGCAAGGACTTCCTGGCGCGTGTATCCGGCAACAACATGGAAGACGCCATCCAGTCCCTGGTTGACACTGGTTCACTTGGGCAGGCCGAGGCTGACAACTTCATCAAGAACTACGCTGCCGACACGGCCAAGGCGGGTTCTGATGCAGGCAATGCCAAGCCGTTCAAGACGCGATCCCTGATCGACGTCAACTACGTCCTTCCCTACAGGCCACGGGTCCGTAAGACGGGTGAGCTGCACGACGCTGATCTGTCCGTTCGGGACTTCCTCAACACGAACACGGAATACCTCGCACAGAAGTACATCCGCCGTTCGACCGGCAACATCGCCCTGGCCCGCATGAAGCTGGCTGTCTCTGACACAGTGGACAAGGAAACGGGTGAGGTTCTTGGCAAGGGTGAAACGATCCTCGACGGCATCACCTCCGATGCTGAATGGAAGAAGCACCTCGACGACGTTGCCCGCGCTGGTGCCGACGCTGGCCAAACCCCGGCTCAGATCGCATCCGACGCTAAGCGCCTCCAGTACGCCTACGACATGATCAAGGGCACCAAGACGTACGAGTTCAACAACACGAATACCGGTTGGGCTCTGCGTATGATCCGGAAGTACAACTTCACCCGCATGATGAACCAAGTCGGTCTCGCTCAGCTTCCTGAGTTGGGCAACCTCGTGGGCAGCGTAGGTCTGAAGGCTATGATCCAGTCTCTCCCCGATATGCGCCGCATCATTGGCGAGGACGGCGTGGCTCATCTCCGGAACGGCTTCGGTGACGACGTTGAGGCTGTCTTCGGAGCTGGCACTGAAAGCTGGCACCGCACACCGAACGAGCAGTACGATGACCTTCTGGACACCGTATCGAACGGCAGTGGCCATTGGCAGGACCGGGTGAACAACCTGCTCGACCGTGGCAGCCGCATCACCTCCAAGATATCCGGCATGGAAGGCATCGACACGCTATCGAAGCGTTGGGCCTACAAGGGGATCATCCAGAGGTTCGCGAATGAAGCCAATGGTCGCGGCGGTCTGATGAAGCTGTCCGAGAAGCGCCTACGTGACCTGGGTCTCGACAACGAGATGTATGGTCGGGTGCAGACAATGCTCCGCGATCCCAACGCTGTGCAGATGAACGGGTCCCGTGTTGCTGGTCTCAAGCTGGACAACTGGTCGGACAAGGAAGCCGCAGAAGCTTTCCGCCGTGCGGTCTACCGTAAGGCCACCGAAATCATCCAGCAGAACCACCTGGGCAACTCGATCATGTGGATGGGTCACCCCGTCGCCAAGTCGCTGACGCAGTTCCGCACCTTCATGGCTGCATCCTACGTCAAGCAGACGATCAAGGCGTTGCACCTCCGTGACCCTGAGGCCGTGATCAATGCCGGAATGGCCATGTTCATTGGCGCTATGGTCTACGAGGTTCAAACCCGTGAGCAGGCGTTGGGCCGGTCGGACAAGGACAAGTTCCTGCAGGACCGTCTGGCCTGGGATAAGGTGGTCGGTGGCGGCATTGCGAAAGCAGGCGTCTCCTCGATCCTACCGATGCTGGTTGACAGCACCCTGCCGATGGCTGGCTTCAAGCCCGAGTTCTCGTATTCCCGTACGACCGGGCAGACCTCGGACATCCTGACCGGTAACCCTACCGCTGGCCTGATCGACGACATCACCGGGGCCGTTAGCGCCAGCCGTGGTCTCATCCATGGTGACCTCTCGCAGCCGGAAGCCCGTGCAATGATCAAGCTCGTCCCGTTCAGCAACGCCTTCGGTGTCATGCAGACGTGGAACGGCGCACTCTCTGGTCTCCAGCAGCGCACACCGCAGGACCGTAAGAAGAACGTGGGTCTCTTCGGTTCCAACTAAACGACAACCGGGGTGGGACAATTGCGTCCCATCCCTTACACCCTCGCAAGGAGTTTCATGTCCATCGACATTCTTTCGTATGTCTACTACGACAGCAACGGAAGCCAGTTAGACTACACCTTTGATTTCCCGTACCTCGACCGCGATCACGTCAAGGTCTACGTCTCGGGCCAGCCGTTCGGCAACTTCGTATGGACAGGCACCTACTCGATCCGCTTCAATCAGGCCATCGTTCCCGGCAAGAAGATCAAGATCGCGCGACAGACGCCTGCATCGGAACCGCTGACCACCATCGGCAACGGCGCATCCCTTCGTGCAGAAGACCTGAACCGTCAGGCGCTGCAGTCCATGTATGTCGCCCAGGAAGGCGCAGACATCTCGACGTACGTCTCCACGTCAACCATCATTGCACCTGAGAGTGACGCCGGTCGCGTTAACCTCGTCATCCCGTCCATAGAAGACCGACGCAACCGTGTCATGGGCTTTGACGCTGACGGCGCATTCAAGATTTACACCGACCAAGACATGCCTAAGGGTCCCCAGGGTGACAAAGGTCCGACTGGCGATCAAGGCCCGGTAGGTCCGGTAGGCCCTCAGGGTATGGCGGGTCCCATTGGTCCGGTAGGTATCCAGGGTCCGCAGGGCATCATCGGCATCGAAGGTCCCCAGGGCAAGCAGGGTCCGATTGGCCCGGTAGGTCCGCAGGGTATCCAGGGTATCGTTGGTCCCCAGGGTCCTCAGGGTCCGACTGGTCCCGTTGGTCCGTCCTTCGCGCCTGACGCCACCGGCCACACCGCAGATCGCGCTCTGTACGACGACAGGCCTGCAGGCTTCGCGTTCCTCGATACCGACGTGCAGATCATGTACTTCAAGGCTGACAGTGGTCACGCACATTGGTCCGCTGGCGTATCCTTCGGCATTGGTCCGCAGGGCATTCAGGGACCGCAGGGTCCTCAGGGTGTCGTAGGTCCCCAGGGTCCTATCGGCGTCGTTGGCCCGGTTGGTCCTCTCGGCCCCCAGGGTGTCGTTGGTCCTCAGGGTCCGATCGGCGTTACAGGTCCGCAGGGCATCCAAGGCCCCCGTGGTTTCGACGGTATCCAGGGTCCGCAGGGTCCTGCCGGTCCTCAGGGCAGCGGCATGAACTTCAAGGGCGTGTGGTCGTCCACGGTGACCTACGTCCTCAAGGATGTCGTCTACTGGAACGGCTCGTCCTACTACATGACTTCCTCGACGAACAGCCTGGGTGAAGATCCAAGCACGACGCTCTCCAAGTGGACCCTCGTCGCTAAGGCTGGCGCTAACGGTTCCACGGGTGCCACTGGTCCCCAGGGTCCGACCGGCCCGACTGGTCCTCAGGGTGCAACGGGCGCTACCGGCGCTACTGGTCCGCAAGGCCCCGGTGGTCCGCAGGGTCCAGGTGGTCCGCAGGGTCCTCAGGGTCCTGGTGGCCCTCAAGGTCCCGCTGGTGCATTCCCGGTGGCTGACGGTATCTATGGTTCCTACCAGCTTGCCAACATCAACAGCATTCCCGCTGGTTGGGCACGTCGAGGCACCATGCTCTCGGCTGACGGCGTCAACTTCGTCCTTGTCCAAAAGGTAACCTAATTGAACATTCAAGACTTCGTAAACTTCGGGGAGGGGGTTAACGCCCCTTCCGGCGAAGGCGACACGCCTATCCCTTACACCAAGGCCCAGATCGACGCGACTGTAGCAACGCTCAACGCTGCCATCGCGGCCAAGCAGGGTAACCTTGGGTTCACTCCGGTGCAGCAGGGCGGCGGCACGAGCCAGACCACCAACAAGATTTACATCGGCTGGTCGACGGCAAGCAAGATGCGCGTCCAGATCGACAACACCGACTTCGACATCAACTGGCCGATCAACATCAACGGCACAGCGGCCAAGGTTTTCGCTGGTGGCGTAACGACCGGCGCTCAGATGATCTTCAACTGGTCCGGTCAGACAGGGCAGCCTACGTGGATTTGGGGCGGCAGCGACGGCACCAACATGTTCGTCTACAATCCGTCCAACTTCAACGTCGCCCATGCGGTAAACTCCGACCAGCTTGGTGGCCAGACCCTGGCGCAGGTTAACGCAGCTATCGCTCTGAAGGCCGACACCACGGCCATGAACACCGCACTGGCACTGAAGGCACCACTGGCCTCCCCGTCCTTCACCGGATCAGTCATCTCGACCTCAGGCAACAGCCGGATCGTTGTTCAGCAGGACAATGCCGGTGCTATGGATATCGAGGCTACGCTTTCGACAGACAACACAGTCAAGCACATCCTGCATCTCAACCGCTTCGGCGGCGGTGTCACTGTCAACGGTCAGGCTGTCTGGACTGCGGGAACCTTCAACCCCGCGAATTACCTCCCGCTAACCGGCGGCACCCTGTCGGGCGTCCTTGCGTCTAACAGCGAGTTCCAGACTACAAGTGCCATGGGCTTCCGGGTTAAGGCCTCGACGCGCAGTGCCACATTCTACTTCGACAACACCAACGCCTACGTTCTGTTCTCGGATACACCCACGGGTACCTTCAACTCCCTAAGGCCCCTCCGGATCAGCACGGACAACAACTGCTACTCTGGCGGCTCGTTCATCTCCGCAGGGAATGTCCTGGCCGGTAACGGCTCTGCAAGCTACCAAACCGATGGAAACGTAGCGGGTCCTGTATGGGATCAGTGGGGCGCACATGACTGCTTCAGCGCCATAGCAAACCGCATCGAGCAGAGATGCCAAGCGTTCATCAATGCCTACGCGATCACTCAGTCCCGTATGGCTGGCGAGGCTTCGTTCAACAGAAGCAGTGTCACCGGCAAGTGGCAGAACAGCGCGTACGTCTTTACCGCAGTCCAGGGTACGTCCTCGGGCGGTGACGCCACGTACTTCTCCCGGCAGCCGCAGCTTCTCATCCCGAACGCTGGCTGGTTCGCCGCCTTCCCGTTCTAAGAGGAACATATGCACAACTTCGGTAAACTAAAGCCAGGGAAGATGACCTTCGGGACCGTCGACGTCCTGGCCTTCTTCGACGAGAACGGCGTTGAATGGCACGATCTGTTCAAGGCCTTCCCGGCTGACTTCTACGTCGCCCTCGACGACAGGGATCGCGTCGTGAGCTTCCAGATAGACCCAGAGCATTCGCAGATCGGAGACCATACGATCCTTGGCCTGTCCACTGCAGAGGCCTCTGGTCTCGCGATGGGTGAAGCCTACGGCAAGCAATGGAACGGCACGGCCCTGGTCGACCCTATTCTGACCCGAGACGAATACCCAATCCTACTTCCGACCACCTTCTGGAAGGCAGCGCGTGAGATCGGCGTCTACAAGGCCGACATCGTCACCCAGATCAACGCAATGCCCGACGAGACTGCGCGTGAGGACGCACTGATCGACCTCGAAGAATGCTCCGGCTTCATCCGGCTCAACCCGCTCGTCGTGTCCATGACCGACACCTACAACATCACTCCCGAACAGCTTGATACACTTTGGCTATGGGCAGCAAACACACAGGTATAACCATTGTGGAACACAACACCACTGTAGTTGCGACTACTGCAGTCTTGACCCCCTTCTGGTTGCCGAGCTTGACCTCGGTTTCCCAGGTGGCCGCGACCATTACCCCGATCCTCGGCGTTATCTGGCTAACCATCCAGATCGTCTCCAAGACCGTATCATTCCTAAAGAAGAGACATGAAAACAAACAGCGATAGTCTGGCAGCACTATTCGACAATTTCGCGGACGAGCTGGCTAAGCTCCTCAAAGAAGGCAAGACCGTTGTTGATAAAGAAGGTGAGATAAAGCAAGTAACCCCTGATGCTGCCACCTTTAACGTCATCCGCCAGTTCCTCAAGGACACCGGTACGACCGTAGCCCCCGGCACGAGTACCAAGGTCAACTCCATCGTCGACAATCTCCCCTTCGAGGGTGAAGACGACGACGGCGAAACAGCCTACCACTAATTTCCGTCACACAACGCCGCTCAGCGCGTTCCAAGTTATGATGATGCATCCTTCATCCTGACCCCTGAAACGCTCTGGGTGGGCTCCCCTGTGGCCTAACGCTTGCATAGGTGCAACAATCCCAAACCTGAAGTCCTCGACCGCGCTGACCTCTCAGCAGGCCGATCCCGTTCTAAGCAATTTCAAGAACTTCCTGTTCCTCGTGTGGAAGCAGTTCCTCGACGGAAAGCTGCCGACCCCGGTTCAGTACGATATCGCAGACTTCCTGCAGCACGGCCCGAAGCGCTCCGTCATTGAGGCCTTCCGTGGCGTTGGTAAATCCTGGGTCACCTCGGCCTTCGTGGTCTGGTGTCTCCTCCGGAACCCGAACCTGAACATCCTCGTCATCTCCGCGTCGAAGAACCGCTCTGACGACTTCTCGACCTTCACGATGCGTATCATCCTTGAGATGCCGATGTGCGCCCACCTGATCCCTGGGCCTGACCAGCGGTCCTCCAAGATCGCCTTCGACGTCGGTCCTGCCACCGCATCACATGCACCGTCCGTCAAGTCCCTCGGCATCAACTCGCAGATCGCGGGTAGTCGTGCTGACATCCTTATCGCGGACGATATCGAAGTCCCGAACAACTCCGACACCCAGATCAAGCGCGACTTGCTTGGCGAGAAGGTCAAGGAGTTTGACGCCGTTCTCAAGCCCGGTGGCCGCATCATCTACCTCGGTACACCACAGTCCGAACAGTCGCTCTACAACGTCCTGCCCGAGCGTGGCTACGTCATGCGGGTCTGGCCTGCCAGGTATCCCACGGAACAGCAGTTGGCCAAGTATGGTCCTCGGCTGGCCCCGATGGTCACCAAGGCCATGACCGAGGCTGCTGATCGCGGTGTGGACGTCTCTGGTAAGTCTACGGACCCACAGCGGTTCTCCGACACCGATCTAAGCGAACGAGAGTTGTCCTATGGTCGCTCTGGCTTCGCCCTTCAGTTCATGCTCGACACCAGCCTGTCTGACCAAGACAAGTTCCCGCTGCGCCTGTCTGACCTCATCGTCATGCCCCTGGATCACAATCGTGCACCACAGGCTCTATCGTGGGCGTCTGGCGCTGAACAGCGGTTGGACCACCTGCAGGCCGTTGGTCTCCCTGGTGACCGCTACCACCGTCCTATGTGGTGGGATAAGGAAAGCCTGCCCTACGAAGGCTCCGTCATGTTCGTCGACCCATCGGGTAGGGGCGGTGACGAAACCGTATGGGCTGTGGTTAAGCACCTTCACGGCAACCTCTTCCTCACGGCCATGGGCGTTGCCAGGAACAAGGGCTACGACAAGACGGTCCTGCTCGACATCCTATCCTGCGCTCGCAAGCAGAAGGTCAACCTGATCATCGTCGAGCCTAACTTCGGTGACGGCATGTTCGCTCAGCTTCTCCGGAACGAGAGCATGACCAGCTACAAGGTGACCATTGAGGACAGCGCCTGGGCAAAGAACCAGAAGGAAGTCCGCATCATCGACACACTCGAACCCATCATGAACCAGCACAGGCTCATCGTGGACGAGGCTGTTATCGAATGGGACTACACGTCCACAGAGGGCTACGCTAAAGAGGAGCAGACCTACATGCGCCTCATGTACCAGCTTACCCGTCTCACTGCTCAGCGGGGCTCCCTGGCCCATGATGACCGTGTTGATGCACTGGCTGGCGCTGTCGCTTACTGGGTGGAGTATCTGTCTCGGAATGACCGTACATCTGCTAAGCAGCTTAAGGAGGATGCCCTCCAGGCTGAGCTTGATAAGTTCCTCGACATCTTCGGTGACGGGGCTCAGGGCTCTGCCCTTCGCTGGTTCTAACGACACCATAGAGGCCTCTGGTTAACCCCAGGGGCCTCTCGTTCAATTAACACCCCCAATAGGTAGGGTGCCCTATGGTCCACTATGGTAACCTAAGGTACACCATGGTCTTACCTAAGTAGGGTAAGGTCCACCATGGTCCCACCTGATAGACATAGGGTAGCCAAGGTGTCCTACGGTGTAGGGCCTCCCCCATCAGGGAGACCAACTGTATGGTAGACCTAAGCCACCACGGTCACACCCGATAAGATCAGGACAGGGCCAGGGCGACCTTGACGATGATGGCGATGAAGACCACCACGAAGATCATAGGCCACCAGCCAGCCTTTCCATCCTTAAGACCACCAAAGCCCACATAGCCGACCGCAGCCGTCATGATGATTGCCATTGTCACACCGACGAGCGCTACGGCCCAGATCGCGAAGTTCTCCATTTGTCTACCCCTGTTTACGTAAGGGGACCTTGGTTATCTGAGGTTGCTTTGGTCTTCAAATGATTTCGCCACAAAAGTTTTAGGTGGCATCATGAGAATAGCTCGCGCGGTGAACCCCCCGTGGCCCCCTCGACGACCTGCGGGCACCCTTGAAAACCATGGTGACCGTGGGCCTTTGTCGCATAGATTGTCGCATACCTGCAGAAAAGCCAATGAAATCAATGGTGTCCATAGGATGTTACATCTCATGGGCCGGACTATCGGTAGCTTTTGAGGGCTATCGGTGGCGTTTGGGTGGCTATGGTGACCATGGTGCAATATGTTGCAGGCACGTATTTCGTGATCGGTGTATTGCTAACCAAAGCAGACCATAGCTCACTAACGATCACCGTGGCTGACCATAAGGGTACAGAACGATCACTGTGGCATACCATACATCATGCATATAGTGAGTTTGCAATATCATTAGCAAGCTACTGTTTCCCTGGTACGCATGGGTGACCGGGGTCGACCGATGGCGATACGCTCGTGACCAAACGCTCACTGCGTTGCGCATGGTGATTTGCTCGCCCTCTCACGTATGCGCGTGTGTTCCGATACTGGCACAAGAGCGACCTTATCGACAATGTAAGGCAACTATGCGATATCCGTGCAAGAAATATCGGTGGAGTTTCAAAGACTTGCACGATTATTGGCCTAAGCAAGAAAATAATGCTTGCGAAAGTGTAAGCGATATGAGAGAACCTAATCACACCAAACGAGGCGACTGACAAACGCAACGTTCGGTGGGGCCGGTCCAGCGGCTCGGTGACAAAGGCCATCGCGGTTCATTCTTCGATAGCTCTTGTGTTCTTTGAAAACTGAATAGCCCCAGCGGAATGTGGGCACGGAAAAACTACCGCATTAGACTACCTAAGGGTTGACCTTAGTAAGAGACCACAGCTTTAGGGTTGTGTGTCACTTGCCAATGCCAACACATAGGAAACAATCACATGGGCAAGGCAACTAAGCCTTTCAAAATGCCACATGCTACGCTCCTCTACTTCGCAAAGAGCGCATATAGCACATACTTCATGAGAGGCAATCGCGGGCCTTTCACGAACAAGACGGTTCACCTTAACCCTGAGGGCAACCGCCGCGAATTGGTGGCCACGGTCATGCCACGGCACGGCAAGGTAATCATCACCTATCTCGATGACCGGTTGGCCGATGATGGTCAGCGCCTATTCATCACTGCAGAGCTTCCAATCCGCAAGGCGTGGTCTTCGCTATGATCGACACCATAGTAACCCTCGCTTGCACCTTGGCTTTCCTAAGCTGCAACCACCGCGCACGGTGAACATATAGGCTCGTGTGGCCACCTCACGGGCTCAGTATGTCCAACCTCTTGCACTAACGCAAGCTTCTCTCAGGTGAAACGATGGCTTTCTCTGGTACGCTGATCCGCTCTGGCAACAATGCCAAGACGGTTAAGGGTGATGGCGAGTATGAAACCGCTATCATGTATCTCGCTCCCTACACGATGGCTGGCGGCAATGTTTGCCCGATGGCTGAAAAGGCCGGATGCATCAATGGCTGCCTCAACACTGCAGGTCGCGGCGCTTACAACAACGTGCAACTGGCCCGCATCAATAAGACCAAGAGGTACCTAAGCGACCGCGCGGCTTTCATGGCTGAGCTTGCCGACGACCTGAGCCGCTACGTTGCCTACTGTGCCCGCAAGGGTGTGAAGCCTGCCGTTCGTCTCAACGGTACCAGCGACATTCAATGGGAAGTGGCCCACCCGGTATCGCGTGTCTGGCATGTAGAGGGGGAGGACCTAAAGGTCGCCTATGGCTCGATCTTTGAAGCCTTTCCTGACGTGCAATTCTACGACTACACGAAGGTGTACAAGCGCGTCTATCGCAACCTGCCGGATAACTATCGGTTGGTTTTGAGCTACAGCGCAGCTAACTCCAAATATGCCGACGCTGTCATCGGTGCCGCTAAAGATACCGGCGCTAACCTTGCCGTGGTCTATCGCAGCAAAGTCACCCGCGACAACGTCATGCACTCAGGTGACGCCTTCGGTGACTATGTCCAAAACCGCATTTACCGCGAGGTCATCGACGGTGACAGCGACGACATGCGCTTCCTTGACCCTCAGGGTGTGATTGTCGGCATCTATGCCAAGGGCAGGGCTAAACAAGACCGCTCGGGCTTTGTCATCGACTAACGTTTGCATTAACGCAACCATTGCACACAAGAGAACACCACAATGACGCACATTCGTACTCAGATAAACGCCCTGACCACTCTGGCCGATATCTACGCCGATACACTCAGCCACATGAACCGGGGGCAGATCACCAGTTCCTTGCTTAAGGAAGGCTTCAAGCTGCTCGGTCGCGGCATTTTCTCAGCCGTGCTTGTCCATCCGGTCTATCCTGATGTCGTTATCAAGGTGGGTCAGCGAAAGAGTGGTCGCCGGTATTGCGATAGCTACACTGACGGTTTCCCTGAGTATGTGACGTTCCTTCAAAGCACGAGGACGCAGTCAAAGTTCGCCCTCAAGGTCTACCACCACCGTGAGGTAAATTCGAACATGGGTGGCACCTACGTCACCGTGTCGGAGCGTTGCTATCCGGGGAAGGGTACCCAGGCTCAGAAGTCTGTCACTGCAGCCAGCAACGTCGTCAAGGGGCATACATGGTGTGCGGAGGGTGCCGATGGCCACGCAGTCCGGTTCATCAAATACCTCAAGCGCGGAACGCCTTCCAAGCACCGTATCGACCTCCACTCGGGTAACATCATGCTGCGCCGCGACGGCACCCCTGTGATCACCGATCCGCTTTGCTGAGGTGAGCCCATGAGCGTCTACGTCGTCTCAAAGAACGCCAAGGGCCACTGGTCCATCACCCATGTGCAACCGGGCTGGCATACGCCCCTCGGTTCATTCCCCAAACGCAAACAAGCGTTGTTCACGGCTCGTCTTCTGGCCGGTCGGCGCGGAGAGGTACTATTCAGTGACTAAGAACGTCATCATCAAAAGCAACCTCAAGACCTTCTTTGCTCACCCTGAAACCGGGGCGAACATCGGTCTGACGCGATACGGCAACCATGTGATCACTCGGTTTGACCTGGGTGAGTTCCGTGAAGCCTACGGTGATCCTCGGCCTGAGGTCATCGACATCATCGACATCGGCTACTGGTACCGCCTTCACGGTGCTCCTGATCAGTCCGAGCGCTACGAACGCCCCTTGTGGCACCAGCGTGAGCAGTCGGCAGCATGACAGTCGCTCAAAATCTCCTCCTCATCCTCACAACCGCCTCAGCTTTTGGTTTGTGGCTCTACGTGAAAGGTCTGCCCGATGCTTAACCTCTTTGCCCTGTGGGTTCTGTGGCACTTCGTGTTCCCGGTTCTCGCCTGCATCCTTTTCGTGATCCTGCTCTTCATGGCCTTCGCCCTCGGCGGGTTCGTCAGGGCAGTCAAGCAGCGCCGCAAGGTCACCAATGTTCACTGAAGTCGCCCAGGCCTGCCTGTATCCGCTGCAAATCGCCATCCCTGCGGTATGGGGTGCGCTCTTCCTCGTCTCTCTCAATCTGATCGTGAAAGGTATCCGCGATGCACATTAATCACCCGTCTCTCGTCGCCAAGCGTATCGCGGCTGTCGCTCATCTCGGCAAGGTCCGCATCGGTTCACCAGCGTTGGCTATGGTCCGGAACAACGCCTACTACCTAACCGGAGCGGCTGCGGTCGGCTCGGTTCGCGGTTAATGCAACATAATTTGTGTTAATAACCGTGAACAGACACGGAACATATTGACACGTATCGTGTAGCCGGCCATCAATCAACCATCGAAACTAAAGGAAAGCATCACATGAACGCTTCGAAGAACCTCGTAGGCAAGCGCGTCCTCACCATGGCATTCGGTGAAGCCATCGTGGGCACCCTGGTGGCCCTTGAGCCGAACCTCAGGACCTACATCATGCTCCGTGAAGACGGTAAGGGGTGGCAGGCATCGCTCAGCCGCAGCAACTCCATCCTGATCACTGAGCAGTCACCGGGCGTTGACACAAGTCAGCATGCCTTCTGGTACGTCAGCAAGGACTTCATCGCCGGTGAGATCGTCCCATTCACGGCCAAGGAACCGGCACCGGTCACCATCCCCGCCAAGCCGGTTGAACCCACGGCACCTATGACGGCCCAGGTCCTCAAGATGCTCCGCAAGAAGGGCGATGTGACGTCGATTGAAGCCGCTGGTGTGCTGCGGTGCCGCTCATTGTCCAAGCGCATCAGCGAGTTGAAGCGCCTCGGTCATAAGATCAACCGGACCCTTCACGAGGACCATACCGGCCAACGCTACGCACGCTATATTCTCGCGGCATAAGTGAGTGTTGCAGAAAGGACTCAACCCGTAAATTGTTACCTGTCGGTGACTACTAAGTATGGCTGATTAGGTTAACGAAAGTTAATGAAGCGCCGACCGAGGGGTGGGCAGTATCGAGTAATCCCCCAACCTCGGCGCGAATTTCAACCCAAGACCTGTTCAAGGAAACAACTATCTTGTTTGCGACTGCGCCCTGTTACCTAAAGAACGTCAATCCAGAGGCGTTCGACCTTATGCCTGACTTCGACGAAGACACGGCTTGGCTGATCTCCGCCTCACTCGGGAGAAATCTGGAAGTGATCTACCCGACAACCGGCGGTGATCCGCTTTTTGCGATTGAATTGTTGCAAGAGCGCTACGATTAAGCTCTTGCAAATATTGCGATAGTGCGGAAGAATGCACCACTGTAACTAAAATTTACAAGGTGAAAAAGAGACAGTTATGTTAACGCAAGCTCAAATCGACACCATTAGGGCCGCAAAGAAAGTGGCGTCCTTTATCGAAGAGTTCCGCAAGTTGAACGCGGAAATGCAGGCACAGCAGATGGCGATCTTTCTCGCTGTTGTCGCCAAGCCTGACAGCACCGTGACCGACTTGGCAAACATCACTGGTCATTCAGTCGCCTCGGTATCGCGGAATGTCGCGGCACTGGGAAAGACGCATCGTAAGGGTCTTCCTGGGTTAGACGTTCTTACCGCCGTGGAAGACCCCATGGACCGCAGAAACAAGCGCATACGCCTGACACCGAAAGGCGTACGTGTAATGGCAGCACTGGAGGCTTTGATTTGATCGTAGTTAGGGGCAACTCTTATCAGGCGAAATTCATGGTCGCCGGTCAGAAATACCTTGCCAGCTTCTCAAGCATGGAGGCTGCCGAGGATTGGGAAGCTGACAGCCGCAGGAGGCTCAAGCGTGGGCTTCCTGTCGAGCAGCCGTTGGCCAAGGTGGGCGGTGGTGACACCGGTACCGTGGGCAATGTGGTCCGTGCCGTAATCGCTGACTATTGGGAACCGATGCGCGGCGGGGAGGGGCAGATAGCAAACGCCCGGTACTTCCTGAAGTGGGTCGGTCCTTCTACCAGCGTCACCGAGGCGTTCTCGGAGAAGACCCAGAAGGACTTCATCAGGCACCTGCGCACAGAACGGGCCGTAGCGCCAACCACGCAGAACCGATACATGTCTATGGTCCGGACGCTGGCGAAGAAGGCCAACATCAAGCTGACCTTCGATCTACCGCATGACGCTGCAGCCGAGAACGAGAATGGCCGTGACCGGTTCTTTACCAAGGCCGAGTTCGAGGCAATCGTCACATGGTGCGACACCAACGGTTTCCACCGTGAACGCGACTTCCTGATCTTCCTGTGTCACACGGGTGCACGACCTTGGACGGAGGCTGAACCTCTGCAGTGGTCGAACATTCGTGATGGCATGGTGACCTTCAAGAAGACCAAGAACGGCATGCCGAGAACCATTCCACTGTCGCAAAGGGCAAGGGAAGCGGTGGACCGGCAGAGGGAGCGTGGTCAGAATGGTCCGTGGACTGGTCTCCGCTGCAGGACCATGGTCGACTTCTGGAAGAGGGTGAAGGCCAACGTGCCCGATCTCGACGACACGGTGATCTACACCTTCCGTCATACCTGTGCCTCGTGGCAGGTTCAGGATGGCGTTCCGCTCTACCACGTCCAACTATGGATGGGGCACAAGACGCCGACGATGACCCAACGGTACGCTAAGCTGTCACCAGGGCACATGTCGGTGAACCTACAAGCATTCGCATAG